GAACATGATGATCAACGACCTCAACAAGCACGTCGAGTGGGCGGTCGAGTTCGAGGGTATGGGCTGGAGGTTCAACGAAACGTTGGTCATCTCCGACCTGCGCTACATCAATGAGCTCACGCTGATGGCCAAGTGGTGCAAGGAAAACTACTACGACCTGCACACGGTCTACATCGAGAAAAGCGGCGGAGAGCCGGCCAATAAGGAAGAGTGCGACAGTATGGAGGAACTGCTTCGCGACCACCGTTTCAACACCTATGTCACGGCTCCGCCTGGCGTCATTGAGCCCATAAAGCTTGCGGCGGAACGCATCTACGCTTCACTTTAAGCCATGATCTACATCATCACATTCATCGCCGGTGCCGTCGTTGGCGCTCTGGCCTTCCGCAATAATTCCGCCAAGAGCGAACAGGCTGTGTCCTGGGGTAAGACCATGCTCGACAAGCTCAAAGGTCGTGCGAAGTGAGGTTCATCCTTTCCATCATTCTCGTCGCAACGTTGGCCGGATGTGGGACTACGAAGCAGGAGCCTGCGCCTGCTCCAAAGGGCGTGGATCTGGAGAATGTAGGAAAAAACCTGGACCAAATAGACTCCCGCGTGGCCGCCTCCGTGATTGTGGCCAGAGAGTCGAACAAGGAAGGAAAGCCTGAGAAGGTCGAGTCGGAGTTATCGGTGGCTTCAGCATACCTTCCAAAGCCGACGCAAGAGGATCTTGAATACGCTAGAAAGAGGGCGCTTACCGGAGACGCATCAGCCTATGAGGCTCAGAGAAAAAAGGCAGAAGCGAAACAGAAAGAGCTAGAAAGCGCATGGTCTAAGCTCGAACAACAGGTGGCAGAGAACAAGAAGCTCCTGGAGTCGAAGGACGCAAAGATAAAGAAGCTACAGGAAGACCTTGATCAGTCCAATCGAAACGTATGGACCATGGCGGGAGCCGGACTAATGGTCGGAGGCGCCCTGTGCTGGGCACTTCTTGGCTGGAAGATAGGCCTTCCGCTGATCATATGCGCCCCCATTGCCGGCTCTGTGCCGGTGATCTATGAGTCAGAATACTTCCTGATCATCGTGCTTTCTGCGATCGGAGTAGCCTGTATTTTTTGCCTATGGAGGCTCTGGGATTACATCAGAGACAAGAATAATGAGCCCTCCGACCCCTCCTGATCCGCAAGACGTCAACGTCATCTTGAAGGACTCTGCCGTCAGCGGTGCGCTCGGCGGAATGGCGATGGTGGCGCGCCTTCTGATGAGCACGGAGAAGGCCACCTGGGGCTACGTAGCACGTCGCATCATTATCGCTTTCATCGTTGGATTCTTCGCCTCGATGGCGGTCAAAGATTACATCACTTCGGTAAAACTTCAGTTCGCAGCGGTCGGCGCGCTCTCTTACGCAGGGCCGGAAGTTTGCGATTTCGTCTTGTCCTATGTGCGCGCAAAAACACAAAAAGAGCTTGAGTCAGTCAAGCGGTCCAAGCGTGCATGAGCAGAACCTTGCGATCGCTATCGTGATAATGATCACGATCACGGCGCTGTGTTCTCTTGTCACCGCTTTTATCTTACAGGAAGCGTTGGACGCGTTCCAGGATAGCACCGCGATGGTTGCCTTGATAACCGACTCGGGGCTCAAGTTCGATGATCAGAACACCCAACGACGCCTTTCCAGCGCCACGACAGCCATGATCCACACCAGGGATGTCTCGATAGCCATGTTTACGGGCCTCCTAATGGCATCGGCTGGAATGACTTACAGGTTTTTCAAGGGTAAGCGGTAAAAAGCTGTTGACGCAGGCATGCCCACGGACAACCTGCCCTTAACCGACATGCAGAAACTTGACGTAAAGGCCGTAATCAGCCGCTTCGGAGGGCGTTCTACCCTCTGGCGCAAGCTGGGTGCTGCCGGTCATAAGATCAACGTCCGGGCCATCGACCAGTGGTCGACTCGCGGAAACATCCCGACCGTGTGGATCATCCGCCTGCTTGAGCTCGCCGGCAACGAAGGCTGGAACTTCAGCATCAAAGACTTTCTATCCCCCACCAACAATGGACTACATCAAGACCAAGACCACCGCTGACCTTCGCAAGATGGTCGCAGAAATCAACGAGGTGAGCGCCTTGCACAAGGCGACCATCGAAGCCATCTACGCCGAGCTCCTGGAGCGATATGGCAAGACCTTCCAGAAGGAGCTCGCCGAAGCCGGCAAGCAGGACGGCGAGATGACCCGCGAGATCGACGGCCAGCGCCTCACCTTCGCCATCAAGTCCAAGGTCAAGTGGGACTCCGGCAAGCTGCAGGAAGTCGCTTCCTCCATGGATCCGAACCTTGTCTACAAGGTATTCAAGATCGAGTTCTCCGTGCCCGAACGCACCTTCAAGGCGCTGACCGACGACGGCCTCATTAAGAAGTTGACGGAAGCCCGCACGGTCGAATACACTCAACCCAAGATCGTCTTCTCCAACTGACAATTTGGGGAGCCAGGATAGAACGGGCGCAGTAATGTCCCGCAGCCTTTTTGCATCGTTTTGAGGCTTGTTGATTCCCACGGCTCCCCTCCACTTTCCCCCAAACCGACCAATGATTAAGATCATAAAAGCCGACGACAGGCTCAAAGTCGTACCTAAGATCAACATCGCCCTCTTCGGCCCGTCCGGAGTCGGCAAGACCACGCAGGCTCGCACGCTCGACCCGAACACCACGCTGTTCGTCGATCTCGAAGCCGGCACCCTCGCCGTGCAGGATTGGGCCGGCGACGTCCTTGACGTCCGCGCTACCGCCCAGGCTCTCGGCGCCCACCCGTGGGAAGTCGCCCGTGCCGTCGCGGTGTTCATCGGCGGTCCCGATCCTTCTGATCGTGACGGCAGCTACTCCAGCGCCTCCTACCAGAGCGTATGCGAGCTGTTCGGCCCGTCCATCGACCTCAAGAAGTATAAGACCGTGTTCGTGGACTCCATCACCGTCGCCTCTCGCGAGTGCTTCAAGTGGGCTCAGCTGCAGCCCGAAGCCCTGTCCGAGAAGACCGGCAAGCCCGACACGCGTGGCGCCTACGGCCTGCTCGGTCGAGAGATGATCCGCTGGCTGACCCACCTCCAGCACGCCCCCATGTCCATCGTCGTCGTCGGAATCCTCGATGGCGAGAAGGACGACCTCAACCGCCTCACCTGGACTCCCCAGATCGAGGGCTCCAAGACCGGCCGTGAACTCCCCGGCATCTTCGACCAGGTGGTCACGATCCAGAACTTCAAGGCCGAAGACGGCACGCAGTACCGCGCGCTCGTCTGCCAGCAGCAGAACCCGTGGGGCTACCCCGCCAAGGATCGCTCCGGCCGCCTCGAACTGATCGAAGCTCCCGACCTCGGCGCCCTCATGACCAAGATCCGCGAAGGCAAGCGCGTCGATACGACCATCACCACCACTCTGCCCAAACCGCAGTAATCCAACCCAAACCCAAACCCAAACCCAAGAAAACATCATGTTCTCCTCATCCTCCGGAGCCTCTGAAAAGAGCAACTCCCTCATCCCCGACAAGACGCTCGCGCTCGGCATCATCAAGGTGCTCGAGATCAAGCGCTCTCAGAAGACCAACGGCGAGTACGCCAGGGTCGAGTTCGTGATCACCGAAGGCGAGTATGCCAACCGCCACATCTGGTCGATCATCATGAACCCGCTGGACGCCAACAACGTCAATGAAGCCAACCGTGCCGAAGGCAAGTCCGACGGCGCCAAGATGGGCCTCATCGCCCTGACCCGCATGTTTGAAGCGGCCGGCCTCGTGGACTACACCAAGGAAGGCGAGTATCCCGAGATGGTCGGCAAGTCGTTCCAGGAGCTTCTCGCGATGCTCGATGGCAACGTCGTCGCCTTCAAGGTCAAGGTCGCCAAGGGCACGGGAGGCTACGAAGACAAGAACGAGATCGCGGAGTACCTCTCCCCGAATCCCGGTTCCGGCAGCGTGGTCGGCTGGCGCAAGCTCCACGCTGACGCCGCCTCCAACCTCGGCCACCAGATCCAGAGCAATCCTGTCGCGCCGAAGGCCGCCTTCGTGCCGGGTCCTGCTCAGCAGGCTCCCAAGACCGGACTGAACAACGGCCCGACGTGGCTCAAGCGCCCGGGAGGTAATCCCTACTAAGGTCGCAGGAAGTCTCAGGACGTCCACAGAAGGTTTGACGAGGCTTAAAATCCCGTCAAACCTTCCTTCGTCTAGGGCTTCGATCTTTATCATCTTAAACGTGGCGTGGATATGCGGCCAAAAGTGGCGTCGGTTCCATTCCGGCAACAATATCCTTTGTGCGTGATGCTCCGTTGGTAGCCTCTCCGCAAGCCCACCTTAAGAACATGCAACTAAGACCAAGACAACGGGAGTTCGTGGACAAGTGCCTCAAGGCGCTTGAAGAACACGGAGACACCGTAGGCGTGGCGCCGACAGGCGCCGGCAAGACCGTGATGCTTTCCGCGATCACGAAAGAGGTGGGCGGACGATCCCTGGTGCTACAGCACCGCGTGGAGCTCGTCTCCCAGAACCGTAAGACCTTCGGGCGCATGGCGCCGGACGTACCGACGGACCTATACACCGCAGACCGAAAGAATTGGTCCACGGGCGCGACCTTCGGAATGGTGCAGACCCTAAGCATCGACGAGAATCTCAAGACCATGCCCAGGTTGGACTTCATCGTCGTTGACGAAGCCCACCATGTCGCCGCACGGAGCTACA